CTAATTGATGGCGATATTGTTGTCTACCAATATGCTTCTACAGTAGAACAGGAAGTAGATTGGGGTGATGACGTATGGTCAATGTGGGCAGATGCAAAAGAAGGTAAACAGTTAATCCTACAATATTTAGATATTCTAATGGAAAAGACTTTAGCAGATGATATGTTATTTTGTTTTTCTGATAAGGATAACTTTCGTAAAACAATCGAACCTACTTATAAATCTAATCGTAAAGGTAAAAGAAAACCTGTTATCTATCTACCTTTAAAGAAATGGATAGAGGATAACTATCGTACCGAACAATGGACAGGATTAGAAGCTGATGATGTCATGGGTATCTTAGCTACTTGTAATCAAATAATAGAAGGAGAAAAAGTAATTGTGTCTGAAGATAAAGACATGATGACAATACCTTCCTTATTGTGGAGACAGGGGGAGATGTTAGATATTAGTGAAGAAGAAGCAGATTACAACCATCTATTACAAACATTGAAGGGCGATACTACTGATGGATATAGTGGACTACGAGGGGTTGGCGAGGTTAAAGCGAAAACAATACTTAAAGTACCTGTATGGAAAAGTGTTGAAGATGCTTTCATCAAAGCAGGTTACACAAAAGAAGATGCTTTAGTACAAGCTAGGTTAGCTAGAATATTAAGAGCAGAAGACTACAATTTTGAATTTGACCAACCTAGAGAATGGAGTCCTAAATGACAACAATGATAAACGTCCCTACAAAGAAAGCTACTGAGGAACATGAACGTCATTTAGATTATATGGCAAGAAGGTCAAGGGAAGAAGAAGAACAGAAAGAGTTGTTAAAACAATACACTTTATTTGATGAGGTTGAAGAAGATTGCCCCGTTAATCCAAGTCATTATAACACACTCAAGATACAACCAATGACATACATCCTAGCAAACGATTTAGATTTTTGTGAGGGGTCTGTTATTAAATACGTTAGTCGGTGGCGAATGAAGAATGGTATTACTGACTTAAAGAAAGCAATACGAAACTTAGAACTATTAATTAAAAATGAAGAAGGGAAGCAGTAAATGATACCGAATCGTCACTATGGAATGACATTACCAATATCAGAAGAAATAGACACAATTAAATACAGACAAAAGGGGGAAGATTTTTATTCAAAAATTGTTCGTATTGCAGGAGCACTAAAAGATAGTGCAACTCACTTTGAAGAATTTAAAGATGCTTTACGTACTATGCGTTTTCTCCCTGCAGGTAGAGTGCAAAATGCTATGGGGGCAACTCGCAAGACAACTGCATTTAATTGTTTTGTGTCAGGAACTATTGACGATTCAATGGATAGTATTATGGGTAGAGCATCCCAAGCTGCAGAAACTATGCGTAGAGGTGGTGGTATTGGTTATGATTTTTCTAAGCTACGCCCAAGAGGAGATTTAATTAAATCTTTAGACTCTAAAGCATCAGGTGCTGTTTCTTTTATGGGCATCTTTGATTCTGTTTGTCAGACTATTGCTTCATCAGGACATAGGCGTGGAGCACAAATGGGTGTGCTACGTATTGACCACCCCGACATTGAGCAGTTTATTACAGCAAAACAAAACTCAACATCACTTACAGGTTTTAATATTTCTGTAGGAGTAACAGATGAATTTATGAGATGTTTAAAAGAAGAACGCCCTTTTCCTCTAACCTATGAAGGTAAAGTCTACAAGGAAGTAGACCCTGTTGCTTTGTGGGATATGATTATGAGAAGCACATGGGATTGGGCAGAACCTGGGGTATTGTTTATTGATACTATTAATAAAATGAACAACCTACATTACTGTGAAACTATCGCTGCAACTAACCCATGTGGAGAACAACCTCTACCACAATTCGGTGCTTGTCTGTTGGGTTCTTTTAATCTTACTAAATATGTATGGGATAAGTCTTTTGATTTTGGTGCGTTTGTAAGGGATATCCATGTAGTTGTAAGAGCAATGGATAATGTTGTGGATAGGACTATCTACCCATTAGAAGAACAAAAAGCAGAAGCACTTAATAAAAGACGTATGGGTTTAGGAGTTACTGGTTTGGCAAACGCTGCTGAAATGTGTGGTTATCCTTATGCGTCAAAAGGTTTCAATGAGTTCACAGAAAAAGTAATGACAGAATTACGTGACCATTGTTATTCTGCGTCTTGTGATTTAGCAAAAGAAAAAGGTAGTTTTCCTTTATATGATGAATATCAATACTTACAAAGTAAATTTGTAAAAACTCTTAGCCCTTGGGTACAAGATAAAATTAAAGAATGTGGTATTCGTAACTCACACCTTACCTCTATTGCACCAACAGGCACAATTAGTTTAACTGCAGATAATGTAAGTTCAGGTATTGAACCACCTTATTCATTGTACTACGACAGGACAATACAACAATTTGATGGGCATACTGTTCAACGTGTAGAAGATTATGCGTACACTCAAGGCGTTAGTAGTCGTACTGCTAATGAAATTAGTGCTAAAGAACATTTAGAAGTATTAGCTTTAGTGTCAAAATATGTTGATAGTGCTGTGTCAAAAACTTGTAACGTAGGTAACAATGTTAATTACCAAGAATTTAAACAGTTATACACAGAAGCATGGGAGTTAGGTTGTAAAGGTATTACAACATTCAGAGCAGCAGGTAAAAGGTATGGCATCTTAAATGAAGTTGTAGAAGAAGAAACACCTAAAGCAGAAGCGTGTTTTATTGACCCTGCTACTGGACAAAAAGAATGTGAATAATAATACCCACTCATTAAGAGGATAGATATATGGAAGATTTAGATGAAAGACTCCCATTAAATGTCAATGATTTAATAGAAAAACTAAACAAAATATTCCCTGAAAGATGTGCACGAGTTGAACAAACTTTAAATGAAATTATGTACGAAGCAGGTCAAAGGTCAGTTATTTATTGGCTCTTAGAATTACAGGCTAGGGAAAACAACAACATTAATAAGGATGAATAAAATGTGTATTCCATCACCACGTGCTCCTGCAGCACCTGCACCAGTAAAACAAGAAGAAAAGCCAATGACTAAAGAAGAACTTTATGCAAACACACCTCATATGATGACGGGTTCTAACAAACCTAAAAAAGCTAAAATTGGTAAACAAATGCTACGTACCGATTTGAATATGTCAAGTGGTGGTTCAGGCTTAAATATTGCTTAATAAAAAGGGTTTCATTATGCACGATAATCAAAGTACGTGTGCCCAAAAATATCACAAACTAACTGCTGATAGGGAAGTATACTTAGATAGAGCAAGGGAATGTTCAGAATTAACTTTACCTGCTCTTATACCACCTGAAGGATTTAGTTCAGTTACAGATTTATACCAACCTTTTCAAAGCACAGGAGCAAGGGGTGTCAATAATTTAGCGTCAAAATTGCTTTTGTTATTGTTTCCACCTAACGCACCTTTCTTTAGGTTAGCTATGGATACAGCTACTAAAGCTGAGTTAGACCAAAGTGGTGATTTACGGGCACAGATAGAAGATGGACTTGCAGGTATTGAGAGAGAAATTTCAGGGGAAATAGAAACCTCTGCTATGCGTGTCCATGTGTTTGAAGCACTAAAGCATTTAATTATATCAGGTAATGTATTAGTACACTTACCAAAAAAAGGTGGTATTAGAGTTTTTCCATTAAGTAGTTATGTATGTAAACGTGACCCTAATGGTGAATTACTAGAAGCAATCGTAGAAGAAAAAATATCTCCACAGGTTTTACCTAAAAATATGGAAGGTATTGACTACGAAAAAGACGAACTAATAAAAATCTATACAAAAATATATAGAACAGATATTGATAACTATGAAATATACCAAGAAGTAGAAGGTCAAGTAGTACCTGAATCTAGGGGTACATACAAAAAGGAATTGTTACCTTGGAGAGCATTACGCATGGTTCACCTAGATGGTGAAGATTATGGGCGTTCATATGTTGAAGAATATATTGGAGATTTAAAAAGTCTTGAGGGGCTTATGGAATCACTTGTTTCTGCAGCAGCAGCTTCTTCAAAGTTAGTATTCTTAGTTAGACCCAATGCTTCAGTCAAAAGGCGAGACTTAACTTCAGCAAAGAATGGTGCTGTTATAGGTGGGATGCCTGAAGACGTAAAAGTATTACAAACTGAAAAATCACATGATATGCGTGTGGTATTAGAAACAGTAAAAAGAATTGAAGATAGACTAGCTTTCGCATTTCTTTTAAATACATCAATACAACGACAGGCAGAACGTGTTACTGCTGAAGAAATTCGGTTTATGGCACAAGAACTTGAGTCTGCTCTAGGTGGTGTATATTCAATTTTGTCTCAAGAAATGCAATTACCTATTGTCCATATATTAATGGATAAGATGTCTAGTGCAAATAAAATACCTAAACTACCTAAAGGAACTGTAAATCCTGTAATTGTAACAGGAGTTGAAGCGTTAGGTAGAGGAAACGATTTAAACAAGCTAAGAACTTTTATACAAGATATTGTGCAACTTGCTCAAGCAAACCCTGAAACTTTACAAAGAGTTAATTTTGGCGATTTAATTGCTAGATTAGCTACAGGGCATGGGATTGATACTGTAGGTCTTATTAAGACTGAAGAAGATATACAACAAGAACAGCAACAAGCACAAATGCAACAACAACAAATGATGCAAGAACAGCAACAAGCACAAATGCAACAAGCAACACTCCCAGGAGTTGCAAAAGAAATGGTAAAGGGAGTCAACAAAAGGGCAGAAAATGACCCTGATGCTGCAGCAGCTATGCAAGAACAGATGGCAGCTATGGCACAACAACAACAACCAACGCAATAAGGATTAAAATGACTGAAAAAACTCTTAACAAACTAGAACCAAAAAAGGAAACTCCTGTTAAAAAGGAATATCCTACATGGCAGGGTGTGGAGAAAGCCGAAGATGGTGTTACCTACATAAATAAAAATGGAAACCTTATTCGTAGGGGGACTAAATAATAATGGGTGATACACAAACTATTGAAATGGAAGGTAGTATTACAGGTGCAGATGCCCCTAGTGATACAGAACCAAAACAGGAGCAAGAACGCCCTGAATGGTTGCCTGAGAAATTTAAAAATCCTGAAGATATGGCTAACGCCTATAGTGAATTAGAAAAACAATTTACACAACAACGACAAAATGACAAGACTGAAGAACAAAACGAGAACACAGAGTTATCTATTGATGATGCACAGGAAGCTGTAGAAAATGTAGGCTTAGATTTTGCTGCTATGACAGAGGATTATGTTACTAATGGTCAATTATCGGAAGACAATTATAAACTATTAGATGAAAAAGGTATTCCTAAAGAAGTAGTAGACGCTTATATTGAAGGGCAAAAAGCTGTGTCTGAAAATATGAAACAAAATGTATTTAGTTCTGTAGGTGGTGAAGAAAATTATAAACAAATAACAGATTGGGCATCTAATAATATGTCTGAATCTGAAAAAACAGCTTACAACAATTCAGTTAATTCAGGTGATTTAGAACAAGCTAAATTAGCTATAGATGCTTTAGCTGCACGTTATAAATTACAAACTGGTACTACCCCTAATCTAGTAGGTGGTAAAGCATCAGAAAGCATGGACACATATACATCATGGGCTGAAGTGACAAGTGACATGAAAGACCCTAAATATGCTAAAGACCCTGCTTACCGAGCAAAAGTTGAAGGAAAACTTGGGCGAAGTAAATCAATCACTTAGTCATACTATCTAGTATGCTAAATAGTTCAGACAAGACAGACCAAAACTAGACCCTTATATAAGGACACTCTTGCAAAATGAGGTTGGCGAGTTAAGAACGAAAACTAAACTTAAACTTAACTAACTTTAAAAAGGAGTCATTTATTATGGCTAACGCAAACCCATCTGATTTAGGTCAGATAAATAATACAGGAACAGCAGATGTTTTGTTCCTAAAACAATTTAGTGGGGAAG